ATTGGGAAGATTTTCCCTGAAAATGGTTCGTCCGTTCATTATCTGGCCGACTTTGGAGAATAATGGAGCAATCAACAGAGATCGCGAGAGTTAGGGACGAATCGGTTTACCGTGGTGTGCCAAACCCACGAATTCACACAAAACTAAGCGATTTACCCTCTCACGGCGAGCAAATGATTAAGTTTTGCGAAGAAATCGGCTTTGAACTGCTGCCGTGGCAACAATGGTTGGCCCATCACTCGCTTAAATACAAGCCAGACGGCCGTTGGGCTCACCCAGTGGTCACCTTGTTATGCGCCAGACAACAAGGCAAATCAACCTTTATGGCGCTTCAAATCCTGTTCAGAATCTACGTTCTCAAAGAAAAATTACAAGTCCACACAGCTCACAAACTCACAACCTCAGCCGAATTGTTTTACAAAATCTACGGAATCATCGAGCAGACTCCTCGACTAGCCGCCGAATTTACTAAGAAGCTGGAAAGTAAAGGATTTCAAGAATTGCAATTCACCGAAGGCCGCCGGTATATCGTTCGAGCCAATAACTCAGCCGGTCGAGGTATTGCCGCACCCGAAACTATCCACTTGGACGAGGCTCGAGAATACAAAGACGAAGATGTGTGGTCTGCTTTGCGTTATACCCAAATGGCTAGCCCAAATCCTCAAATATGGGTTTATTCAAACGCTGGAGATCAGCACTCGATTGTCTTAAACAAATTACGCGAGAGAGCTTACGCAGCCATTCACGGCGGCTCTGATGACATTGGGTGGTTCGAGTGGAGCGCACCTCAAGGCATCAAGTTCGACAATTCATCAGACTTCTGGCTAGGTGTCTGCCAAGCCAATCCGTCACTCGGCTACACAGTCCACCCTGACAATATCCGCGCCGTGTTGTCAGACCCCGAAGATATTGTGCGCACAGAGGTCTTATGCCAATGGGTTGACACCATTAACCCAGTCATCAATCCCTCTCAATGGGAAAGTTGTAAAGTTGAGGGGCTTCGACTCAACCCTGAGGCGGATACTTGGCTGGCTATTGATCTCAGTCCGGATAGAAAGCAAGCGGCGCTAGTCGCTAGTCAGAAACTCGAAGGTGATAAGTTCCAAGTAATCCTGCTACAGACTTGGTTCAATCCGTCTAACCTCGATGATAAGTCTCTGGCTAACGATTTGGCAGATTGGGTCCGGAAATACCCAGTCCAGCTCGTTGCCTATTCAGCGAGAACCGCTTCAGCTGTTGCTGCGCGATTAGCACCGGCAGGAATTCGGACTGAGCCAATAGATGGTCTCGATTACGCCCAAAGCTGTGATGAGTTACTGGGAGCAATCTCATCTCAGCGGTTAGTTCACTCGGGACAAGATGAACTAACTAAACAATGCCTATCCGCCGTCAAGTTGCCTTTCGGTGACGGCGGTTGGGTAATGGGCCGCAAAGTCTCTAATGCGATTATCTGTGGAGCGGTTGCCAGTGCAATGGCGACTCACTTCGCCACTAAATCGAATGATGGAGTGGATATAGTAATTCTGTAGCACACACCCTTTACAATTATGGCTCAATGGGTGCTGTTAGAGATTTCTTCTTTCCAAAAGTTGAAGCTGCATTAACTGTCGATGCGGCTTTGACGCCAATTCAAACGACGCCGTATCAATATACGATTTTAGGCGCACCGACAACAACGACTCGCTCTTTGAGTATGAGCGTTCCAAGTATTGCCCGCGCTCGCAACATTATCTGCGGCACAGTCGGTTCGTTACCTCTTGAGCAATACAACAAACTTACCGGCGAACACGTTGAACCGCTTCGGGTAATTAATCAGCCTGATCCGCGAGTCGCTGGATCACTTATTTACACTTGGCTCGCCGAAGATATTTGGTTTTATGGCGTTGGTTATGGACAAGTTCTCGAAATGTATTCCGCGACAGATGGCGGAAAGGTTCGCGCTTGGACTCGTATTGCACCTGAGCGCGTAGCAGTCGACACAAATCCAAACGGCACAATTATCGAAAGTTACAAAGTCGACGGCAAATCAGTTCCGCTTTATGGTGTCGGTTCAATCATTCGCTTTGATGGTTTTGATGAGGGTTTTCTCAATCGCGCTGGTAAAACTGTTGCAGCTGCGGTTTATCTTGAAAACGCTGCGGTTAATTATGCGAAAGAACCTAATCCATCAATGGTTCTCAAATCTAACGGAACTAATTTAACTGCCGAAAGAGTTTCGTCTTTACTTTCAGCTTGGAAAACTGCACGTCAATCTCGTTCAACGGCTTTCCTCAATGCAGACGTCGATCTCAAAGAATTTGGTTACGATCCTAAATCGTTACAACTCGCTGAGGCTCGTCAATATGTCGCGTTAGAATTGGCTCGAGCAGCTGGAATACCAGCTTACTTCCTGAGCGCCGAAACGACTTCGATGACTTACTCAAATTCCGTCAATGAGCGGCGCTCTTTGGTTGACTTCTCACTTCGCCCTCTATTGACTGCAATTGAAAAGCGACTATCACTCCCAGATTTCGTCCCTGCAACGACCGAAGTGCGGTTCGACTTGGACGACTTCCTGCGCGGCAATCCACTTGAAAGAGCGCAGGTTTACGAAATCCTAAACCGCATCGGCGCGATGAGCGTTGAACAAATTCAAGAGGAAGAGGACTTAATCCGATGAAGATTAATCTCCCAATGACAATCACGGCGGCCGATACCGTCAAGCGAACAATCAGCGGCACTATCGTCACTTGGAACGAGCAGGGCAACACCTCTGTCGGGCCGACAATTTTCGCAACTGAATCAATCGAGATCAAGCCGGTCAAGCTGCTACTGGAACACGATCGCACCCGTCCAATCGGCAAAATGATTTCTCACAATGTAACAAAGACCGGCATCGAAGCGACGTTCAAAATCGCTAATACTATGGCTGGCGAAGATGCGCTGGTTGAAGCCGTTGACGGCCTTCGCGATGGATTTAGCGTTGGCGCACAAATTAACGAATGGTCTAACGTTAATGGCGTTATGCAAATTACAAGCGCAACGCTCGATGAGGTTTCACTCGTAACTGATCCTGCAATCGACAGCGCTCGCGTTAGCGAAGTCGCAGCTTCCCAAAATGAAGCGCCTAAAGAAGATTCTGCTCCGGCAACCGCTGAGGCAGACAACCCAACCGAAGGAGAACAAGTGTCTGACACTACTGTTTCCGCTGCTCCTGCCGAAGAAACGGTAGAAGCAGCTAAGGTGGAAGCAACCTCATCGCGTCCAGCTTTCTTTACAAAGCCACGCCTTGACTTCTCACCTGTTAAATATCTCGAGAACACCATCAAGGCCGCAACAGGCGACCACGATGCTCGTCTCTATGTCGCAGCTGCGGCAGATACGACCGACAACACCGGTCTCGTCCCAACTCGCCAATTGACAACCGTCATCAATGGACTTTCCAACACAATCCGTCCATCCATTGACGCAATCTCACGCGGCGCTCTTCCAGATGCAGGAATGACTTTCGAAATTCCTAAATTAACAACCGCTCCAACTGTTGCAGAAACCGCTGAAGCAAATGCACCATCAAACACCGACCAAGCAACTGGCTGGGTAACCGTTTCAGTTAAGAAGTACGCTGGCCGTCAAGTATTTTCCGCAGAATTGTTGGATAGAACTTCTCCAGCGTTCTACGATCAATTGATGAGCAATCTTGCTGCTGCATACGCAAAGGCAACAAACGCAGCAGTCAACGCTGCACTCATCTCTGGCGCAACACTCGATAGCACAACCACAACAACTTATCCAACAGCTTCAGAGCTTCTTGGAATTGTCGCTCGCGGTGCTGCTAGCGTTTATTCCAATACACAGGGCTTCGCTCGCAACCTTGTCGTTTCAAGCGGTCAATGGTCAAACATTATGACCCTCAACGATGGCGGTCGCCCAATTTACAACGCAGCACAGCCACAAAACGCTGGCGGTGTTGTTGCTCCAACTTCACTTCGCGGAAACGTTGCCGGACTCGATCTATATGTCGACTTCACAAACGCTGGCGATGGAGATGGAACCATCCTTGTCATTAACCCAGATGCTTATACTTGGTACGAATCACCAACTTATATGCTCCGCGCTGATCTCAACGCGACTGGCGAAGTTGACATCACAATGTACGGCTATGGCGCAATCGCAACAAAGATTGCAGCTGGAGCGTTCAAGAACAACAAGCAGTAATAACAGTCAAGGCCAGTCCGCTCCCGAGCTGGCCCTGACCTCTTAAATCGAAAGGAAACGAGATGCCAACGATAGTCACAGTCTCAGAACTGCGAACCATTCTTGGCGTCTCGTCTTCCCTTTACTCGGACGCTTATTTGACCGATATTGTGGATGCTAGTGAAAATTTAGTGATTCCAATGCTTGTCACTTTCCAGAGCAAAATCAACAAAGTTAAATTAGAAAACAACGTCGCCTATTTTTATACTGCAACAATCCACGAATTTACCGAAGGACAATCAGTCATCATTACTGGTTGCGGATCACCATTCAACGGCACTCACACAGTTACAGATGATTTAATTGGCCCCTATGTATTTACCGCCGCCATCACAAATGCTGACATATTGGAAAAGAACATTATCCCAGCCGGAAACGCTGCGCTCTCTGGGCTCACAACCTATGTGGGAAATGCCAACGTCGAAGCTGCAGTTCTGGCTATTTCTGTCGAAATCTTTCAAGCCCGAACAGCCGCAGGTGGATCAATAGAAGGAATCGACTTTAGCGTATCGCCTTATCGTCTTTCTAAAAATTTGCTTGCTAAAGTAACAGGCCTTCTCGGCCCCTATCTTGATACCGATGCGATGGTGGGTTAATGCCAGCATCAACAATATCCGGAGACGTTCGCGGTGCAATTAAGACTGCTTTGGCTGGTTGCGCCGCTAATGTCTATGATCACGTTCCGGAAGCCCCAATCGTTCCAGCTGTTGTAATCGTTCCAGATTCCCCTTATATGGAACTTGAGACAATCGGCAAAAGTCCAGTTCGCGTAAGACTCAATTATACAATTACAGCTTGCGTTGCTTATCTTTCCAATCCTGCCTCTCTCGACAACCTCGAGAAACTAATCATCAGTATTCTTGGCGCTTTAAACGCGTCCAAGTATGAGTTATCAACAGTCGAAAGACCTTCGATAACAACAGTCGGAACTACCAATTTGTTAGTTTCCGATATTCGCTTGAGCGTCCGCTACGAGCAAACTTCATAAGGAGACCAGATGCCAACAACAATCATTACTGGGCGCGATGTGACTTTCACTCTTGATAGCACAAGTTATGACGCCCAAGCAACAAGCGCAGTTCTCAGCTGCGAAACGATTATCGAGACTTATCAAACCCTTGATGGTCGCGCCTATAAGTCCACAGATAAGCAATGGACTTTCACGATTGAATTGCTACAGGATTGGGGTGCTACTGGATCCCTATTTGAAGCAATGTGGACCGATGCAGAGACAAATCCAAATACAACGCTTGCAGTCTCATTTACAGCTGCAACTGGCGCAGTATTCGCTTTCAACGTATTGCCTATTTTCCCATCAGCCGGTGGCGCAGCTCCAAGCGCATTAACTGATACTTGGACAATGACAGTCGTTGGAACACCAACAGAGACATTTAGCTAAAAGATCGGGGATCGGGAGCAATGAAATCAGAAATCACAATTACATATAACTCGGGCGAGCAAGTTACTTATGTAGCCCAACCGCCCGAGTATGCCAAATGGGAAAAAGCGACTGGTAAGTCATTAAACGATTTGGGCGGCGTCTGGGACATAATGTTCTTGGCGTATAACGCAATGAAACGAGAATCGGCTGGCAAACCAGTAAAAGCTTTTGAAATCTGGATTGATACTGTTGCTGATCTAGAAGTGGTGAACAGAGACCCAAAAGTTCAGAAGTCGGAAGTTTAAATTATCTTCTGACGCTTTTGGCAATTCAAACCGGAATTCCAAAGCAATTTTGGGACGACGCCGACGATATTTATACAGCCTTTGAAATCCTGAAGGAGAGAAATGGTGGCAGGTGACACAATCACTTATGACCGAACGGAACTTCGCGGAATTCTTCAAGCTTTCAAGGCAATGGATAAGGCTGCTGTTGATGAAGCAAAAACTCAATCCAATGCGTTGGCTCTTTACGCGGCAAATGAAATCAAAGCATTTTCCGTCTCCCGAATATTTGGACAGGCCGCTGTCAATCGCATCGCAACTGGCGTTAGGATTAGCAAGTCGAGCAAGATTGGCGAGTTCAGTTACGGATTTGCGTCTCAACGCTTTTCTGGTGGTGGATCAACTCAAAGCCTCTGGGCAGGTTACGAATTCGGATCTAATCGTTACCCTCAGTTCCCTAGACGTACCCCCAATCAAGGACGAGGAAACTCTGGCTATTTTATTTACCCGACACTACGCAAGATTCAGCCTGAATTAGTCCGCAAATGGGAAGAAGCTTTCGATATAATTTTGAAGAAATGGGGATAGCAAATGGCCGGAAGTAGAACGCTTAAATTATCTATCCTTGCCGATGTCGATGATTTAAAAAAGAAATTAAATCAAGGCGAGACAGAAGTATCGGGCTTCAGCGACAAACTTGGAGATTTTGGAAAGAAAGCCGCAGCGGCATTTGCCGTAGCTGCTGCCGCGGCTGCTACTTATGCGGCTAAGTTAGCCGTTGATGGCGTCAAGGCAGCAATTGAAGATGAAAAAGCGCAACTTAAATTAGCCACGACTTTAAAAAATGTTACTGGTGCAACCGATGATCAAATTGCTTCAGTAGAAAAACAAATTGATAGTTTGGCTAGAGCCAATGGCGTTGCAGATGATGAACTGCGTCCAAGTTTTGAAAGATTGGTTCGAGCAACTGAAGATGTCACAAAAGCGCAAGATTTACAAAAACTTGCATTAGATGTAGCGGCTGGTTCTGGTAAATCGCTGCAAACAGTTTCAGATGCTCTGGCTAAAGCTTATGACGGCAATACAGGTGCTTTGTCTAGGTTAGGAGTCGGATTATCGGCTAATGAACTAAAGACAATGAGTTTCGAAGAAGTTACAAAATCACTATCGGATACCTTCAAGGATCAAGCTTCGGCACAAGCGGAAACTTTTGAAGGCAAGATGGCAAGGCTCACTGTTGCATTTGACGAAGCCAAAGAAGGGATTGGAGTTCGTCTATTACCAATTTTGACTTCTTTATTTGATTATTTTTCCAAAAATATCGGTCCAGCAGTGGAATCAATCAAAGCTAAATTTGCTCCATTAACCAAAGCAATAGATGATAATAAAGAAGAATTCAAGGCTCTCTGGAATTTTACGAAAGATAATTTAGTGCCATTTATGACCGGTGCTTTAAAATTGGCAATTGGCGGAATCACAACTGCTCTAGGACTCGCCATTACGGCTGTCGGAAAATTGGTAAGTTTTTTCACTTCTTTATACAATAAATATAAAGCTTTTGTAGATTTTCTTAAGAATAATCCATTAAGCAAATGGTTGGGTAATATCCCTAATCCTTTCAGCAATACTTCTTTTACAACTACTAATGCGGATTTTTCGATGGCTGGCGATGCAGAATCTTTTGTCGAAACTGGTAGCGTTTCTCTTGGCGGTAATACTTCTGGTCCGGGAACGTTTTTTGGTATTGATAAAAATATCAATCCAGCTGAATATGTCCGACGAATCAATCAATTAGTCGATGCAGGTATTATTCAACGAGGCGTCGGATATAACACAAGCGGAAATACTGATCCCAATCCAAACGCTTATCAGAATTATATCGCCTCAATAACTGTCAATGGGGCCATTGATGCAGAAGGCACAGCTCGTAGCGTCATAGATATTTTGAACAATAGTCAAAATCGCACTGGTGCTTTGGGAACCTTAAACGTATGACTTCCTGGAATGCAGAATATAGAATCAAAGTTGATGGAGTTACGGTAACCAACGTTACATTAACTGGTTTAAATATCAATTCCGGTCGTTCTAATATTTATTCGCAAGCCATTGCTGGTTATTGTAATTTAAATTTAATTGAAACGAGCGGTAATCAAATCAATTTTGATATTAATGATTCCGTTACGGTTGAAGTGAAAAAAAGTGATGGTTCTTATGTTTATCTTTTTGGCGGCTTCATAACAGATTTATCAGTTACGATTTCCGATACTGGATCAAGTGGAATTGCTCAGAAGATTGGCATTCTAGCAGTTGGAGCTTTAGCTAGATTGAACCGTTCAATCTTTACGGGTAATTTATCTCATCAATTTGATGGTGACAGAATATCTAGTCTATTGAATAATGTTTTATTCAATACTTGGAATGAGGTTCCGAACAGTCTCACTTGGGACTCATACAATCCAAGCACTATTTGGTCAGACGCAGAAAATAGTGGTTACGGCGATATTGATACACCGGGCCAATATGAATTGCACAGTCAAACGGACGTCAACGATACAATTTACAATTTAATCTCTGCGGCAGCGACCAGCGGTTTAGGTTATATTTACGAGGATTCACAAGGTCGTATTGGTTATGCCGATGCTGCTCACCGTAATACTTATCTAGCCACTTATGGTTATACTGAATTGGACGCGAACCACGCAATAGGGCCAAATTTGCAAATAACCAAAAAGGCTGGCGATGTTCGCAATTCGGTAACAGTTTCTTATGGCGCTAACAGTCAAAATTCGGTTTCAGCTTCGGATTCTGTATCAATTGGCCTATATGGCGAGTTAGCGTCCAAAGTTACAACAACTTTAAGACACCAAACTGATGCTCAAACACAAGCCGATTTCTACCTAACAATTCGAGCATTTCCGCAATATGAGATGAAACAGATTACTTTTCCAATTGCCAATCCGGAAATAGATAATTCTGACAGGGACGCTTTATTGCAGGTTTTTATGGGACAGCCCATCAATCTGATCAATCTGCCTGCGAATATGATCGGTGGCCAATTTCAAGGTTTTGTCGAAGGCTGGTCTTGGTCGGCTGGGTTGAATAGCTTGAATCTGACCCTGACAGTATCCCCATTGGCCTATTCATTACAGGCGGCCAAATGGTCGGGGGTCTCGGCTTTAGAGACTTGGAATACAATAACGCCGTCTTTGACTTGGCTTAACGCTACAATCGTCAACTAAGGAGAACTAATGCCCACAACAACGAATTTCGGCTGGACGACACCAGCTGACACGGATTTAGTCAAAAACGGAGCTTCGGCAATCCGTACTCTTGGCAACGGAATTGATACAAGCCTTTTGGATTTGAAAGGCGGCACGACTGGTCAAATTTTAAGTAAAGCTTCAAATACGGATCTTGATTATGTTTGGATTAACAACGATCAAGGAGACATAACTGCCGTTACTGCTGGTACCGGTATTAGCGGGGGCGGAACTAGCGGCGCCGTTACGATTACAAATGATATGGCGACGACAATTGATGCCAAAGGCGATTTAATTGCTGGAACTGGCTCCGACGCTTACGCAAGATTGGCGGTCGGTTCTAATGGACAAGTTTTGACTGCGGACTCTAGTACCGCGACCGGTCTCAAATGGGCAGCAGCATCGGGCGGTCTTACCTTAATAAGCACCGTCAGTATGAGTGCAGTTTCTAGTCAATCTTTGAATGATGTTTTCAGCAGCACCTACGATAATTATCGCGTTTTGATTAATGCAACAACTTTAACTGGAACGTTGACAATGCGCTATCGCGTCTCTGGAGCTGACAATTCAACGAGCAATTACAAAATGGATCTGTATGGAACGGCATTATGGACTGATTCAAGTTATTCCGGTTACAGAGAGTCGGGCGCAACTAATTTTAACAATTTAGGCGAATCAAGCCCTTGCTCGATTTCCTTAGATATTTTCAATCCGTTTGCTTCGCAGAAAACATTCCTACACGGCCAAACCAGTCAAAATGATCGCGGCAGGTCATATCAAGGAATTTTTGATGCAACGACTTCCTTTACAGGTTTTACCTTATTGCCCGGTACAAATATCACAGGAACGGTGAGCGTCTATGGCTACAACAAATAAAATTATCATTGGCATCGACAATGAGGTGATTGAACTTGTTGGTGAGGACAAGGAAGCTTTTCTCGCTGAACGCGCCGCACTTTTAGCGGAAAATGAAATTTTTAAAGCTGAACAAAAAACTAAAGAACTGAACAGAAATTCTGCTATTTCAAAATTGAAAGAAATTGCAGGTTTATCTGATGAAGAAGTTAAGGCATTAACAGGGTTTTAACTGAAATAATGCCTAAACTGTGCAAAGCTGGTCAGCAACTGCGAGAGCAAATTGATGACGACTATCCTGATCGCGACCGCCGTTCTGACGGGTGGATTGCTGATGCGCGTCATTTGGCGAAAGGTAATTCAGACCATATTCCGCAGAATGGAATAGTTCGCGCTTTAGATATTGACGCTGATCTCAATGCGCACAAAGAAGAAGCTTATGCACTTGTGGAGAAAATCCGTAAGTGCGCCAAACGCGGCGATAAACGTATTAAATACATAATTTATGACGGCAAGATTATGAGTCCGATTCTAAATTGGAAGCGTAGGCCTTACAGGGGCGCTAATCCTCACCGCTCCCATTTTCACATTAGTTTTACAACTTTGGGAGACAAAGACGGCAGCTGGTTCGACCTCGAAGGAGATAGACAAAATGGCAGAATTGAAACTGATGGCGGGAACGTGGGCGAAAACATTCGTCGCGACGGCTCTATCGACATACCTCTCAGTAGGACTTCAACCCGACTACATTCTCAATGCAGCACTTGTGAGTGTATTGCCTTCCGTGATTAATTGGCTTAACCCTAATTACGAACGTTACGGCAAAGTCCGGTAATGGACGCAAACACCATCGCAGGATTCGTAGCTTCAGTTCTCGGATCAATCGCCCTTCTCATTGCTGGGCTTCGCTACATAATTAAATTGGAGAATATCCCCATAGTGTCGCGCCTCGACAAGATGGAGTCTCAGTTAGAATTAGCCCTCGCAAAGAAAGTGGGCAGGGGTGGCAACAAAGCGCGTTAAGAAGCCAGTTAAGAAGGTGGCTAAACGTCGTAAAACGACGAAGGAGCCAATCCTTACAAAGCTGGATTTTTGGGCTATTGCTGCCAAAGAAGTTTATGACGCTTGTCGCAAAGCTGGAATGGACGAAGGCACAGCTCTAGCCTTTGCAATGGATAGAAGCTCTTACCCCGATTGGATTGTTGATCCGAGCGACCCAATAAAGAATCCGCTCGATGACTGGGAAGAAGACGACTAATTTACCTTCGCGAGGTGGAACTCTTTGAGGCGCTCAAGTCGGTTTATCCAGACTTAACGCCAGTTTCACCGACCGACCGGCACGACGGCATCACCAGCGATTCATATATTGAGATGAAGTGCCGCCGCACCCATTACCCCACATTATTGATTGAAAAGAAGAAGTGGGATTATCTGGCCGAAATAAGGGCTAGAACGGGCGCTAGGACGCTGTATATCAACTCCACCCCACAAGGGGTCTATCAGTTTGATTTAGGGGCTATAAACGAGCCTGAGTGGCAATTAAAGGCCCTTCCAGATAAGACCGATTACGCCAATAAAGGGCTAGTGAAGAAGCTGTGTGGGTTCTTAGACCTGCGACACTCCGAGCTGCTTCTTGTATAAATCCATTTAATTAAATACATTTATCCCGTAAATCCATTTAAGGATTACAGAACGGGAGCGTAAGTGATAAATAATCCAGCAGTAATTCGATTTGATAGCACTTCGGGCGCTTGGTCTGATGGTAAGAATTACGTCAAAGGCCAAATAATTCGCCGATATGCCATTGAGTCGCTAGGTAGAAAATCAGTAAGAGGGCGATTGAGCAGAGAAGAAATCTCAGCTTATTGGCTCGACCGATTCGGGGTGAACGCTGATGTCGCATAACCTCACAGCTGAACAAATAGTGACCCTGCTTATTATTGGGTTCATTGGATTCTGGCTTGTATATGCCTCACTAGAGTCGGCTAAAGCGAAAGCCTTTAATGAAGGTTACAAGCGCGGAAGGGCCTCGAATCAATATGTCAGAGAGATCGTTAAGTGACTGGCTCTCGGACGCTGGTGACACCCTCGACGACAGGGGGCTTGAATATGGCGATCCGAGACACAATCTATTACGCATTTACAAAATCGCGAGGTTGCTCGGTATTCAGCTCAGAGACCCAGCTGACGTGGCGTTGCTATTTATCGCGACCAAACTCTCAAGAATGGTGGAAAGTCCAGAGCGCGAAGATTCGTATCTCGATCTCATTGGATACGCCGCTATCTTGGGCAGATGCCGATTTTCAACACCAGAAGATTGGGACGACGTTGAGTCTGACTCGCAATCATAATCAACACCAATGGTGTGACTATTGCAAGATGCGATGGGGACAATTGAAAGATGGGACTTGGCATCTAAAAGCCCAAGTGCCAGCTGTATGGAAGGTGCAATCTGAAACTCCTACTCGGAGAGTGCAGGTGCGCTTCTACTGCCAACCTTGTGCAAATGAAGCACAGAACTGGCCGGACGGAACGTTCTGGTCTTTGAAAGAACAATTGGAATATGCGATAGATGAATTCGCAGGGAGAGAAAAATTAAATGTCGAACTATCTTGATGATTACGTTTCGGTGCAAGACCGCTTAAAGGAGTTTATTAATGCTTATCCGGATTACAGAATTAAAACTCACGTCCTTGAGGAATCGCTTACAAGTGCTTGCGATGTCTATATTGTTAAAGTTGAGCTGTATCGCACTGAGGCGGATGCTTGCGCTTGGACTACCGGACTATCATCCGAGTCGAAGTCTAAACAGTATAGTTTGGAACTTGCGGAAACAGGCGCACTTGGACGCGCTCTTAATCTCGCTGGATATTTTGCAAAGCCAAGCGGTGTTCCAAAGAAACCAATACAGACAACAAAGCCAGAATTGGCTGAATTCGTCAAAGAACAAAGACCAAACTACCCTGAACCGGTTGTCTGGGATGTTAGCGCTATTGCGGAAGAACTCGGAGCCGAAATAGTTGATGAGATACCTCTTTGCGCTGGTGGAGATGGGCCGATGGTTCTCAAGACCGGAACTAAAGAAGGTAAGGAATATCGCGGTTGGGTGTGCTCAACGCCTAAGTCTGGCCATCCAGCTCGTTGGATGAGAATTGGATCAGATGGCAAATGGACATTCCAAAAATAAACGAGATGCACCCATTTAAGTGTGGGCCTTGTAAGAAGGTCACACCCCACTTTTACATTACCAAGTATGAGTCAGAGATTCAAGAGGGTGATTGGGTGTGGCTGATGGAGTGTCAGAATTGCTTCGAGCAGCGCTTATTTGATCCAATTGACCGAGTGATTAGTCGAGAGGACGAGATAACGCGGTGCGACCAATGCGGCAATTACAAGATGAAAGCAGCTAAATGCCGAATCTGTAAAATAGCCGATGGACAAGAGCGCATTAAAGAGCGCTATTGGAACGGTAATGCCACACTTGAGAGGTTCATTGATGCCGACATATGATTTTGAATGTCCGGCTTGTGGGGACGTAATTGAGCAGTTCTTTCATATCTACGTCAGCCCAAAGATTAACTGCGGCCATTGTGGAGTTGAAATGCGGAAGCAATTTAAAGCTACTCCAGCACACTTTAAAGGCGATGGCTGGGCAGGGAAGAAGTAATGCCAAAGCCTCATTCAATTGCATATATTAAACAGCTACTTGAGTGGGGCTTTGACAAAGAGTTTATCGCCCGAGATATGGGCGTAAATCTGGCTTCATTAGAAGTCCGGTTAAACAGAGCAAAGAAAAGGGAGCAGAATGGCAATCAAGGATCTGAGTCTGAAACTAGCAGCAATTAGCCTGTTAGCAGACCAAGCAAAGCGCCTGAAGGACGAGCTAAGGGCTGAGTTACAAGCTGAGATGAATGAACTTGGCGCTGATCGAGTAAAGGCTGAACTAGGCGATGAGGTGGTTGCCTATATAACGACCAGTAAGCCGAAGTTTAAATGGGTCGTTAAGTCAGATAAGAAGTTTATTGATTGGGTGAAAGCCAATGTGCCAAGTGAAATAGTGGAATCGGTAAGAGAGTCGTCAGTTGATGCCATATTGGATAAATTCAATTACGTTGATGAGTTAGTTATTGATCCCAATGGTGAGCCAATAGATTGGTTGGAAGGTAGCCAGTCAGAGCCATTTTTAATGACGAAGTTTCACGGAGATGGACGTGAGAAGCTAAGAGAAGCCATAATCGGATTGAATGGAAGTCAAGAGATTGATGTGAGGAAAGTATTGGAGTTAGAATGATTGATGATATTTATCCGGTAAGAAGGTCAATTGATGATCACGTTGATGCAATAGATAATCAGATAGCAATTTAGAGAAAGGCTCTGACCTGCACTTATGTTCGCCTACTTGACAAGCCTGCTACCATCTCGCCAAAGCGCGGGCGCGGAGCTGGCCCTTAAGCGGAGGTCGAGGGAGGGCCTTTGTCTTCGCCTGATGGCTACGACGCTAATTGCAGCTCTACTATTAACAATTAATACAACGCCATCGAAAGCAGATATGAATTTAAAACTATATGCTTACAATCTTCTTACTTGGCGAGAGTTTCAATGCTTTAACTGGCTCATTCATTACGAAAGTCGCTGGGATCCTTTAGCGCGAAACGGGTCTCACTATGGGCTGGGTCAGATGCGTTCCACTTGGTATCGAGACCTAAGCCCACAGGCACAGATTAAAGCTTCCATTAAATATATTCATCACAGATATAAAGACAGTTGTGATGCACTCTCGCACTTTGAGCGTAAGGGTTGGCATTGAGTCACAAGCGATATAACTCTGCATATTACAAGCGAGTTCGAAGCGAGGTACTGTTGCGCGATTACTTCACTTGCCACTACTGCGGACAAGAGGCCAATACTGTGGATCACTTAATACCAATTAGCAAGGGCGGCACAGATGAAGCGACCAATATGGTGGCAGCTTGCATAAAATGCAATAGTGGTAAACGCGATCGTACTACCCCCACTTTTTTTGAGAGCGTTCGGAAAC